ATCATGTCATCCCGCCCTCACCTCCTTTTGGTAATATGTGCGTTTGGCATTGTCTTTCTCATGCATTGGGAGTCCCCCCGGCTATACTCCACGAGCACGCGCTGACTACCACCCTCGCCCCCACTATCACCAATGGGCGTGTGAGTGTAGCTGGTTTACCGGCTCTTTTGACCTACTTCAGGGTTGCTGGCACCTACACCATGGTGAATGACCAAGGTTACGCTTCCGCCCAAGCAATACCTATTGCTTTTGGTGCCGCTACACAGGATTGGCCTGTCGTCACATGGTCCTTAGAAGACCAAGGTGCTGGCAACTATCATCTTACCATTCGGCCACCTATAGCCACCATCAATAATGGCCCTGGTCCCATGAACCCTAATGGTAGCATTGGTCTGTCCTCTCGGTTTGTCACGGCGATTGAGGCGATTGGGATCCTGAACATTCCCACGGCCGGCAATCGTGTTATGGCTCAAATTGCTGCCTGGACTCGGAACCCTTCTTGGGGTAGTATCCTTTCACATTCGACGGTCATTCAACCCGCCGCGAGGCCACTTGCCCCACTCCCCATACTACCACAGGTGCCGTTGACTGCAGAGAACATCGTTTACACTCTCACTGACAACGACATAGAGCAGGCAAAATTCCTTGCCCGTGACTTAAAGTGTTACCCACAGGAACTGAACTTGACGGAGATTAGTGGTGGGTCCCTTATGGCTGGGTTACTGGAGACGGTTAACCATTATCGGAACCTCTTCCCTATCCGGCCGCAAATACCTCTCACCCTTTGGCATGGTGCACCAGGAACAGGGAAATCCACTGCTATCGCTGCTGAAATCGCTCGGCTGCTCGCAGCTGGCGTGCAACAGTCTGACATCGTGGTGGCAGCTTGGACCCCGGCTCTCCTTGTCGACCTTGAGCGTAATCTCGGGCCCCAATTCCCCAATTTTAACTCCCACAACTTTGTTTACGCATCAAAGTTGTTGTGCCATGGGGCCCGGTATGTGTTCTGTGACGATGCTGGTTGTTTCTGGCCTGGTTTCCTTCAGTTGCTCATGGCTACCAAACCGATGGAGTGCCTTTACCTCACCTTCGACTGCTCTCAGGCCACCAACGTCTTCCCAAAACCGACGGCTTATTCGCGGCAGAATCAATCAACCCTTAAGTGGCTTGCAGCCCGGTCGACGATTTACGGTACCCTTATGCGCCGCGTATCGGCACAAAATGCGATGCTCTTTGGTTTCGACGGCAACCTGTCTAACACGCTTGGAGAAGTCTACATCTGTAGTAAACCCCCCCTCGACGTCCCTCTCTTGGTGTCTTCCCCCAGATTCTCTGAAACGAAGAATAATGGAGGTGCATACACCATGCATTTCGGTGGGTGCCAGGGTGTCACTTTTGATGGAGACGTGGCTATTGACGTTGGCGGTTTGACCTCTTCGGCAACCGACGCCGCTATTTGGACGGCTTTGACCAGGGCTAAAGGTAGTATATGGCTTGTCCTATCGCCTAACATGATGGACGCCAAAACACTTGCACCACAGAGTTTTGGCTGCTCAATGATCTTGTCCACGATGCTTGCGCTTGCCTGCCATAACCAGACGGCGGTGCTGAATGACACGCTCCCCTTCTCTCAACTTGTCAGGGCAGCTGTGTTCCAACATTTGGCGAACACACTTGGACCAAATTGCTGCCAGTTCTTAGGCCTCACCAACCTCTATCAGAACCAAGCTGGGTACTACCGACCATCTGCAGCTGCACTGAGTCAATGGAGGAGCTCCCCACTACAGCACGTCCTCACCCCGCAGTCTTTCAACCCCAAGGCCACTACCGTTAGTGCATTTAGCTCTCTGAGATCGAAAATCCATCGCACCACCCGCGCGCAGGAATACGAGAGGGTTAATCTTTACACTCCCTTCGACGGTGAGGATGTTCGATATCCCGCTCCTTCCAAGTTGCCACGATCTGACTATGAGATCATCGATTGGTTCGACCCGGTGGACACTGTCACTCGCTACCCAGCCAACCACTTGCCTGAGTTGCGATTCAAATCCCACATAGAGCCGACTCAGGTGTTCGAACCCTTTGGCCCAGAGGAAGCTCAGCATCACCGTGGTACTGACGGTACTCTTTATTCGCTGTCGATGGATGCCCGTGTCCGGCCCCGTTACCAACCCACCATGGCCAGCAAGAAGGTACGTAATAAAGCTAAAATGTTACGTAAGGCTCTCTTCCGGCACATCAACGTTAACGGTGTTCCCGAGTTTAATGCGGATAGCTTCTCAGAGTGCGTCCAGGAATCAATCTCGACTTGGTCTACAGGGAAAACCGCTACCGCTCTCGCCAGTGTTCTTGATAAGTGGGACCCCGGTGCGTCAATGCTTTATCTACCGACTTTCCTCAAAGGTCAATGGATTAAGAAGCTTGAAGCTCGCGGGACCCCTCCGAAGAAAGGCCAGATTGTCACGGACGTTCACGTTGGACTCACCCTACAGGATGCACCATACGCACTCTATATGGAGAAGACCCTACGTCAGTTACTTGATCCGAACATCCTTTTGAACTCTAGGCTTTCCACTCTGGAATTGATGGACTGGTACGCTGCCACATGGGATAAGGACAAATCTGTTACTGGCAACGATGTCACTGGTTGGGATGCTGGCTGCGAGGCTGAATTCCTCTATGGTGTTGACATCCCCCTCATGGAATTTTTGGGTTTCCCTACGCATTACATTGAAGCGTACGTTCATAGGAAACTCAATTCTTCCACTCATCTCGGTCCTTTTCCTATCATGCAGGCTTCTGGCGACCGTTATACCTGGTTGCTAAATACCTACCGAAATATAGCTATCACCACGCTTTATTTCAACCTGCCTGCTGGGACCGTGATGTGCTTCTCTGGGGATGACGCCATCATTAATGGTCATTTCCCTAAAGACCGGAACTTCCATTCTGCCGATTGGACTATGAAGTTCAAACCTTTTTGGAGCGCCTCCGGACCCTTTTGTGGCTGGACATTTGG